TCGCTCAACACCTATGGCGGCATTGCTCGCTGGCAGGCACGTTATGGTGAGGAGATCACTATCTATGGTGCCTCTGACAACATCGGAGAGTGCAGTCTTTCGTCGAAGGTGGGGACGGGTAAGACTTCGGGGCACATCATCTACGAGGTTGTGTAGCGCGGGGTAGATATGCCCGTTGCCAATTCCACGTTCGCTCTTCGCAAGGCAGAGAGCGATACGAGGAAGTATTGTCTGGAAACCCATACCCTGACAGTCGGAGGGCCGCTGCTTGTCGAATACCTTTCGACCGGAGCCATGAACAATGCAGCTATCATGGCGGCGCGGGTGCCGTTGCTCAATGAAACCTTGGCCGATCAGGAGGTACGCAATATAGTCTTCGGATTGGCAACAGTTGTTTCCAATGAGAATAGCGCAGCGCAACGCGTAGCTAGGATACGCGCCTTCATCGCATCGTACTCAGGAGTGGACTTGTCTCAACTTGTATCGAGAGTCATGGATTTGTTGGATGCAGGACAATTGCTTGATGCAGATATGCGGACAGCGTTCGGGTTGACGCAGAATCAGTGGAATAACGTCAAGTCTCAGATGACGACGATCCGCACTAACTGGATTGCCGTGTCTACGCTGGCTCCGTTCTGACATGGCGAATATCTACGTCAGGAACACGTCGAGCAATACTTCGCCCTATGACACTTGGGCGAAGGCGGCAACGACGTTAGGGACGGCAGCGGCGTTTGCGTCAGCGGGAGATACGATATGGGTGAGTCAGGCTCATGCTGAGTCAGCGGGGTCAGCTAAGAACATTACATTCGCCAATGGTACCTTGAGCAACCCTATCTTCTGCGTATGTGGAAATGATGGGGCTGCGCCTCCGACTGCACTTGCGACGACTGCGACGGTTACGACAACGGGTAACTTTGCAATCACACTGAGTCAGACGACGGGAGGATGGGCCTATGTCTACGGAATTATTTTCTCATCGGGAACGGGTGCTAATGCAGTTGACTTGAATCTTAACGGCGGAAATCTAACTACAGGATTCATGCACTATGATACTTGCCAGTTTATTACCGGAGGAACCAGTGGCGGAAATATAGCAACCTCTGGTGCGGCTGGGGATTCAACGAGATTAGTAAATTGCAGTTTCAAGGTAGCAGCGGCAGCATCGGGCGTAACTGCTCAAGGAAAATTGGAAGTAATTGGAGGATCATGGCTTGCAGGAGGAACGTCGCCTACTAACGTGATGGTTAACGCTGGAATACCTGCAAGTGTTTGGCGAGACTTCGACGCCTCCAATCTTGCGGCAGGGGTCAATCTGGTAGACGTTCCGGCAACATCTACTCTCGGCCCTCGCTTCTACAACATGAAGATGCCGGGAAGTTGGTCTGGAACATTGGCCGGAACGTTGACGCAGGATAATCGGGTTGAACTGTATTACTCGGACAACACGTCTACCAATTACAAGGTGTGGATAGCAACCTATTGGGGAAGCATCAAGGATGAGACAACGATAGTTCGCACAGGTGGGGCAAGCAATGGGACGCAGGCAATGTCGTTGAAGATGGCGACGAACGCCAATCCTAAGTTTCCCTTCATGACGGGATTGGAGTCACAAGACATCATCATCTGGAACGACACGACCGGCGTCAGCAAGACGGCAACGATTGAGATAGTGTCAGATGGCGCCTCTGCGCTCAATAACAATCAAGTATGGATGGAAATAGACTATCTCGGGTCGAGTGCTACGCCTCTGGCGACGAGAGCGACGAACGCTCCGAATTTTGTTACGGCGGCAGCAGCAGTAACATCAAGCACCGCATTGTGGCCGAATGCTACGGGAACCGGGCCGAATGGTTCATCCACATGGCAGATTCAGAAACTACAGATCAGTTTCACTCCGCAATTGAAAGGGCCGCTCATTGCGAGAGTGTTCGTTGCAAAGGCAAGCTGGACTGTCTACGTTGATCCGATGATTACGGTGACGTAATGGCAACGAGACAGTGGCAAACCCCCGGCGGCAACTTCCTGAATGAGACAGGGGGTCGGCAATGGCAATTGCCGGGATCGTACTTTGCCAATGAAAGCCTGATCCCGTTCTTCATTTCGTTGATGCTGTCGGTAACGGCAGCAGCACAGGCGCCTCAGTATCAGCCACTAGATACGACGCGCGGAACTCCGAAGACCTTATATGCCGACAAACAAGCGCCGGTCTTCAATGCCCCGCACTTTGGCCCGGTCTGGGTAGGAAACTCGCGTTGGCTGAATCCTGATACGAGTCAGGATACGCCCAAGACGCTAATAGACGACAAACAGGCGCCGGTCTTTGTTCTTCCGCATTTCTCGCCGCTCAAGTTCTGGTGGCAACCGCTAGATGCTACCGAGGGAACTGCCAAGACACTGACGAAGGATAAACAGTCGCCTGTGTTTGTTGCTCCGTATCATTGGAGTGGAAGCAAGGGGCCGCTCAATTGGATCAATGCGAGTACAGCGTCGGGAACGCCGAAGACCGCAACGGCAGACAAGCAAGCTCCGGTCTTCGTTCTTCCTCCGCACTTTCAGATTCAACACGGAAAACTAGAATGGCTGAATCCGGATGAAAGTAGCGGTACAGCTAAGACATTAATTAGCGATGCTACGACTCCTATATTCAACGCGTCGCAATTCGTTGTCTATCCGGGACGACCTGTTGTTGATACAAGCAAAGGCACGGCCAAGGTACTGATACCGGACAAACAAGCGCCGACGTTTAATTGGGCATTCCTCGCTCCGGATGGGCAGACGGTCGTCAAATGGGCACCATTCGATTCGACCAAGGGAACACCGCTTGCGGAACTTGTCGTTGTCGTAGGCAACATCAAGACGTTCAACGGACTGCCAATAGCTTCAACCAAGACCTTTAACGGACTGACACTAGCTCAACTGAAAACATGGAACGGACTGACCAAGTGACTGACGAGCTACGCTTGACGATCGCCATCCCGACAGCGGGAAAGGTGTCGATGGATTTTGCTTTCTCTCTCTGCGCGCTGATGAGCTATCACGCCACGAAGGGCTTTCCCATTGCTCAGAGGAACGTGGTCTTGAGCATGGACGTGGTTCGCTCAACAATCATCCCCGGAAATCGGGAAACGTTAGCCTCACGTGCTCTCAAGAAGGGGCAGACGCATCTGATGTTCATTGACGACGATATGACGTTCCAGCCGAGCATTCTTGACCTGTTGCTCTCGCGGAAGCGGCCCGTCGTCATTACCAACTATCTCATCAAGACGATGGAGCCAAAGTTTGTTGCCATCGGACTCGACGGTAAGCGTGTGCCGACAGAAGAAGAAAGTACGGGGTTGGAGCAAGTGGTATCCGGGGGCTTTGGAGTGTCACTGTTCGAGACAGAGGTTTTCAAGAAGACGGCCAAGCCTTGGTTCATGCCGGACTTCATCGCCCATGAAGACGCCTATACTCCCGAGGATGCTCCGTTCTTTCGTCGGGTGACTGAGGCAGGGTTTCCGATCATGCTGGATCAGGATGCGAGCAAGATGGTGAGGCACCAGGGGTTGTATGAGTGGTCTTGGGAAGCGTGGCAAGGAGCGGCGTGATGGCATCCAACAAGGCATTTCGATTCGGTCCAGTGGCTATGTCGTCAACGCTGACGACGAACATTCTGAATCCACCCACGGCAACCGGCGGGGTCAATGGAGGTTCCTCGGCTCAGTACATCATCATTCGCCATATCCGAATCGTGAACAAGACGGGCGGGGCGGTGACGTTTTCCCTGTGGCTTGGGGCGACAGGGGCCAATACGGCGGGGACGGAAGTGATTGGACAGGCGCTCTCTGTGGCGGCTAATTCTGCATACGACTACTATGGGCTTATGCGACTGGATTCGACGGATTTCCTTGTGGGTGGGGCAAGTGCTGGCACGTCGCTTTCCATCGAAGGCGAAGGCGAAATCGGCGTTGCAGGATGATATGTCTGGATCGGATTACTTTGCCAAGGGACAGTGGAACTTCATCTGTCAGGACTGCGGGGAGCAGTACAAATCAGTACGGATGATGCGGCGGTGGGATGGATACTATGTGTGCAGCAAGTGTTGGGAGCCAAGGAATGCTCAAGAGTTTCTGCGGATTCGTCCGGAGCGTCCTATTCCGTGGTCGAGTCCGGATCAAAATCCCTGTACCGCTGCGGCAAGAGCAAGGCCGAGGTTCATTGATGATGTCCCATTGGGAACGACTTTTCTAGGGTGACGCAATGACTGTCTATATCAACCCGAGCAATTACGCCTATGGGACGTTGACAGCGCCTATCGTGGCCGGTGATCTGACAATCCAGATCACGACAGGGGCAGGAGCGAGTTTCCCGGTTCTGGCGGCTACATCCTTGCACGCACAGCAGTATTACTACCTGACGCTTGGGGATGCGGCTACGCAAGGGGAAGTCACTCGGGAGATTGTGAAGGTGACAGGCCCGAGTTCCGGAGGGACGGGGACGATTAGCCTATCCGTTGTGCGAGCACAGGAGGGAACGACGGCCAAGGCGTTTGCGCTTGGGGATGTGGCTCAGTTGCGGTGGACGGAACAGACGGCCCTGGATATGGGGTATCAGAACAGTTGCCCGCCAAATTGGTTCAACGTCAAGGATTTCGGGGCCAAGGGGGACGGGACGACTTCGACAGGAAACGTCAATACGAGCGATGCTACGGCGATCAAGGCTGCCATTGCCGCGGCCTTTGCGGCATCTGGATACAACGGCGGCGGGACAGTCTACTTCCCGATTGGGCGTTACCTTTGTGGAACGTCAGACTGGTTTGCGACGGAGGGCGCAGGCATTACCTTTCGCGGAGCAAATCTAGGGACGAACTTCAATGAAGGTGCTGTTGATCCTACGGTAGATAACATAGGGTCGGTGATTCTTATCACCAATCCTACGAATGTTGCCTTTGCGGCCACGTCGGAGTCGAGTGCAGACAACATTTCTTTTGTTGATCTGAACTTCTACTATCCGAATCAGAATAAGAACAACGCGGCAACCCCGGTTGTCTACCCCTACACCGTGCAACTGTCGGCTCTTGGTGGGACGGTGGAACGTTGTTGGTTCATGAACTCCTATAACGCCATTGCTATAGACAGCCCTCAGGCGCAGAACTCGGGGATTGGTTTGCAACGGGTCATCGGTTGCTCTGTCTTTGCCTACAACATATGCATTCGTGTCGATAAGGCTGGAGGAACAGTTTGGTTGCACGATTTGAATATTTCATCGGGTTATGATGGTACGACAAATGCCATTGCAGGCGATGGTGGGCTTGGCGATTGGAGCTACAACAATGGCGTTGGGATTGATCTTTATGACGCGCGTGGGGCTCAAATAAGCAATGGAGTGATTTACGGAAAAGGGATCGGCATCCGGATGAACAGCACCGGATATGGCTTCATTAATAATTTTGACATCGGTCCATCCAAGTATTGCATCAAGGCTCTGTCCAACGATCCGATTCGTTCCTGGCTGGTTAGCGATTGCATCTTCGCTAATGGTACGCAGCCGGGACCAAATTCTCCAGTATGGCTTGCAGCGGGAGGCACTGGTTCTGCTCCAGTAGTCAAGATTATTGGGGGAGAGATTCGAGATAATGGATGGACTGTCTATCCCGCTAAGGTGGACGTGGGCCAACTCGCGTTCTTGGATACTACGGGTGCAAATTCCAGAGGGTTCAAGACGCCTACTGGAATCGGAGCAAGCCCGTTCACATGGCAGAACACGCTCAATGTTCCCGTCATGGTGACGATCGCTGGCGGGACGGTGAGCAAGATCGAGATTCAGGGGGTGATCGTCGATCAGGACTTGGGCACGCCTCCACCATTCGGGGATACGCTGCTGACCTCGGGGACGTTTGTCCTGAATCCCTATGAGAACATCAAGATCACTTACACCGTTGCTCCATCTTGGGCTTGGTTTGAGCTATAGCCATGCAGACTATAGGCAGCGGTGAGATCATCATGTGGATCGTGGGGCAGATCGTCGTTGCTGCGGCGATTTGGGGCGGTATTCGGGCTGACATCAAGGCGATGCACTCTCGCATAGATCACATACAGACGGTAGCTGACGAGGCGCATCGTCGTATTGACACTCATCTGGAACACACGGTTCATATACCAAAATAATATGCACCTCTCTGTCATCAACGGTATGTTGATAATCCTGTTGCTAGGATTCTTTTGGATGGTGTACCGCTTCAACAGAGGGAAGAACAAGTACAACGTAGTGGATATGCTGATGGGTCCGAATGATCGGGCTTCCTTGGCGAACCATATCTTGCTCGGAATGGCGTTACTGTCTTGTTGGGTAGTCATTGACCGGGAAATGGATGGCAAGGACGACGTATCGACGATTCTGCTTGGGGTGCTAGGTATTTTCGTTACTCAGAAGATTGCCAGTATTGTTGCAGACGCCACGAACAAACCAACGGAGTCGAGCACGGTAACAACTACGCAAGCGAGTACGATTGAAACTGCTGTACTCATTCCTCCAAAGAAAGGGAAGTGATGTTCGGTCTTCCCATAGGACTTCTTATTCGCGTGGGTGGCATCCTGTTGCTGTCGATAGCGTTGCTATGGGGATGGCACAAGTTCACGGAGCATTATCGGGACGAGGGACGGGCCGAGGTACAGGCCAAGTGGGATGCAGACAAGGATGCCCGGATCAAGAGGACTACCGAGATCACGCTTATGTTGTCGAACAAACTTCAGGAGGCTATGGATGCTGCCACTAAACGACAGACCACAAGTGATGTGGCATTCGCCCCGGTGGCGGAGCGTGCTAATAGGGTTCACTCTGGGACTGGCATTGTTCTGCCTGCTGATGTTGCCGGCGTGCTCAACAGTGCCAGCGGTGCAGCCAACGCCAACCGTCCTGACGCCGGAGCAAAAGCGGGAGCCGATCCCGTACCCATCCCCACCCAAGCCCAAACCTACGACGAGCGCGAGCTTGCCGACTTCTTCGTAAAGGGGCCATTGGCCTATGCCGATGCGTACAACCTATGGCGGGCCTGCCGCGACCGCGAGGATAGTTACCTAGCGGCAATGGCAAAAGGAGCAAGCAATGGACACTGACCAGATCAAGAAGACGGTATCTGAGGACGTGCAGACGATCAGTTTTTGGGCCAAGGCGCATGGCAAGGCGACGGCAGTAATCATCGCCGTGGTCGTCGGACTCATCCTTGGGTTCATCCTGTTCCACAAGTAAATGCCCTGCAAGATTCCGCCGCCGCCTATCCTTTCTCCTGCTGTCAGGGGGAAAGACGATCACTTTGCGAGCGAGTGGGAGCAATGGTTTTCCCTGTTGCGGGATGGGGTTTGCAACCTGACGCCGACGATAATTGCCACGTCCAGCGGGGGAGGATCGGCATCCAATACGATCATCTACCTTGGCGATGGGGAGATAGGAGCAGACGGCGGGCCGGGACCGGCAGGCGCACAAGGGCCACAGGGAGCGGCGGGTGCCAGCGGAACACTTGTCGGGGTGGAGTTCACGACGCCGGGGGCGGGGACGTGGAATGTTCCGGCAGGGGTAAGTGCTGTTTGGTTGACTATGATCGGGGCAGGCGGAGGCGGGGCATCTAACTCGTCCAACGTGGCCGATCCGGGTGGAGGCGGAGGCTCGGGAGAACTAATTTCTGGTCTACTCGTAAAGGTTACTCCTTCTGGAACCGTCAGCTATGTGGTTGGTACTGGTGGAGCAACTGATGCCGATGGAACAGCTTCGACGTGGGGTTCTCAGATTGTTGCTCTCCCAGGAAAGAAGGGCATAGCAGGAACATCCTCCGCCGGAGGTAAGGGCGGGGGTGTCAATGGCGGGAATGGTGGCGTAGCTGGAAACCCTAGTCCTGGTGTTATTGGAACGGCAAGTTCATCACTCTATTTCTCTGGTGGCGGTGGGGGTGGGTCAGGAACGACGGGAGCGGCTGATGGTGGTAAGGGAGCTGGATCAGGGGGATACTTTGTTGGTGGGGTTGGTGGAACGTCATCCGGAGGTCAAGGGGGCGGCGGCGGCGGCGCGGCTACGATCTATGGTATAGGAGGAGCAGGAGGCGTTGGAGGTATTGCCGGATCGAATGCTCCTGCGGGAAGTTACGGGGCCGGTGGCGGCGGGGCTGGCGGGAAGTCTACGTCGCTTGCAGGGGGTTCTGGCATGGATGGCTACATCCTGATTCAATATGGTGCTTAGACTATGGCTTTTGTCTCTGTAGAATTCACGACCGCTGGCAGTCACAACTGGACAGTGCCCAATGGGGTAACTACGGGATGGCTGACGATGACAGGGGCGGGCGGCGGTGGGGAATCCATAGGTTCGTTGAGAAGTGGGGCTGGCGGCGGTGCTGCTGAAGCTATAAGCAACTTGCCGATAATTCTGGTTCCTAACTCTACGATCACTTTTGTCATTGGAGCGGGTGGCGGAAATGGCTTTTATACATGGCCCTCTCATACTGAGCGCACATCAGGAGGAGATTCCCACTTAGGTGGTTTCTACGCTCTTGGCGCAGGACGGGTATATCAAGCCAATACGGGGAATGTTAATTCTTCTCCGGGCAGAGGCGGTGGCGTCAATTATGGCGAGCAGGGAGCGGCTGCGAGCGGCACTCCTCCGCTTCCCGGATCGGCAGACAGTTCCTTGTATTTTGCAGGAGGGGGTGGCGGGGCGGGTGTTGATGCTTTTTCTGGCCCTGGCATGGCTGGAGGCGGGGCGGGGGGGCATTTCGGCAGTTCAGGAGGGGGTTATACAAGCGGTACAAATCAAGGTGGGGCAGGTGGATGTGCAAGCATATATGGAGCTACAGGGATAGGGGGCGACGGCAGTCCTTCTGTGACGAAAGGCACTGACGGCTCCGATCCTGGAAATGGCGGCGGTGGAGCAGGCGTTTCCACATCAATAACGCCTGGACCTGCCTACGATCCTCTTAGTGGGGGCGTTGGTGCCCCTGGTTACGCCGCTATTTTCTACATGGCCCCTTGAGGAATCATCATGGCGAGCACCGGAACCGCACTCTATACCATCAACCGTAACGACCTTATCAAGTCGTCGCTGCGAGCGATACGGGTGATTCAGGAGGGACAGACGCCATCGACGCAGATGTATACCGATGCGGCGGAGTGCCTGAACATCCTTATCAAGCAGATGCAGAGTCGGGGCTTGGCTCTATGGACGTACACAACGATCGCTATCCCGATGGTGGCGGCTAAGAACTTCTACACCCTTGGCCCGGTAGCGGCGGACATCATCATCAATCGTCCTCTGCGGCTGTTCGAAGGTGCGTACATTCGGGATAACTCCTGCTCAAACAATCTTCTTGATACCCCATTGCGGGTGCTGTCGCGGCTGGAATATCTGCAATATGGGAACAAGTTAACGCAGTCGATTCCGAATTCGTGTTACTACGATTCGCAATTCAACATTGCTTCTAACCTGACTTCGCCATCAACCGGATGGGGAACGCTCTACGTTTACACGACGCCCATCGACAACACGCGCACCATCTATGGGAACTTCCAGCGTCAGTTGTACGACATGACGAACGGGACGGACGAATTCGACTTCCCCTCTGAGGCGTTCCTTGCCCTGCGGTGGGGATTGGCGGCAGAGCTTGTAGACGAATACGAGGTTCCCGAGGAACGGATCAAGCGGGTGGAGAGCAAGGCCAAATACTACGCCGACGAGCTAGAGGCGTGGAGCGTGGAAACGGCGCCCCTGTATCTGACTCCTGACTATCAGATGGGGATTCGGAGATAGTCATGCCGACCGTGCGCGTGCCGATCAGCTATCCCTATAACGAGCGGGGGACGACCTCTGCCGATAAGGATGCCTATCGCATCAACGTCATGGAGGAACGTGACGGGGAACACGTCTACACGGTCAAGCGTCCTGGGTTGCAGGCGTACACGGTCTTTCCCTCGGGACCGGGGCAAGGACTGAATTTCTACAATGGCATCTTCTACACCGTCGTCAATGACGTTCTCTATTGTAGCGGGTCTGCGGGATACAGTGGCTCTACCGGGACGCATTGGACGAACATTACCAATGCGCCGTGGTCGATTCGTTCCCCTACGGGTGCCGTTGTCCTAAACGATGAGTTCTACATCCTTGGCGGGGTGAATACCACGCTAACGAAGTCATACAATGACATTTGGCACACGTCGGATATGGTCAACTGGCAACAGTCGGTTGGCGCTGCGCCGTGGGGGCCAAGGGATGGCTTCGGCTATGCGGTGCTCAACGAGCGCATCTACGTCATTGGCGGAACGAATAACGTTACCGGGATCAAGTATAACGATGTGTGGTCGTCCTCGGACGGGGTGGAGTGGACGCAGGACACCGGCTCTGCCGCTTTCACTCCGCGTTCGGAAATGGGCGTGGTCGCTACGAGCAACGGCATCTTCCTGTTCGGCGGGATAAATCAGACGCCAGCGGCGCTTGCCGAGATTTGGTACAGCAGCGACGGAGTAACGTGGGTGCAGGTACAGACCAATGGTAGCTTCTGGTCAGCGCGCTCCCACATGGCGGTGTACTTCTACCACAACACGTTCTATCTAGCCGGAGGGTTGGACGGGACGACGACGGCCAAACGGGATTGCTGGTCGTCCCCAAATGCTCAGACGTGGACGCAACTATCGGCAACGGCGTTGCCATCGGCGCGGTACATCCCCGGCTATTGCGTCTATAACGACAAGATGTTCATGGTTGGCGGGTTTGACAATTCGGCAGCGGCTATTTCTTCGGTGCTCACGTCTACGGATGGAACGACGTGGACGCAGGTAACGGGAACGGGTGAGTTCGGTCCCAAGGGATTCGCGCAGGCAGTTCCCTATCGCACGCCGACGAGTGTGAGTCCCTACCGCTATCCTACTATCTGGTTCTGCGGAGGGATTTCGACCGGAGCAACGACGTTCTATAACACGGTCTACTATGCCACGCTGGATACAACCGTCCCTCTGACCAATGTGCTCAGTCCCGACACGACGGGGCAACCCTATCAGATGACATCGTTCGTCGAGGGGACGAAGATGCTCATCAAGAATCAGAGCAATCTGTACGTTTGGGATTCGGGAAGCGTTCACAAGGTAGTGGACAAGGGCTATCCCGCCGTGACGGTTCCCGGTATCGTGGTTCTTGGCGGGTTTGCCTATGTGATGAGTCCGGATGGACTAATCCAGAATTGCGTTCTGGACGATCCCTATCATTGGCCGTCGCTGAATGTGATCGGGGCTGACTATGACGATGATGCTGGAGTGGCGATCGTCAAGTACCAGAATTATCTGGTTGCGTTCGGTCTGAATTCGATGCAGTTCTTCTACGATGCCGGCAATCCGGTAGGCTCTCCGCTGTTGCCGTACCTCAACAGCAATATGCTGATAGGTTGCGCCGCAGCATCGACGGTGACACAGATAGGGTCTACGGTGGTATGGGTGTCGCAGACTAAGCAGCTTGGCCGGCAGGTCATGGTACTCAACGGGCTACAGCCACAGGCAATTTCCACCCCGTTCATTGATCGCATTCTCGGGGAGAACGCCGAGAACAACATCAATGGCATAGCGATGGCAATCGACGGGCACACGTTCTATGTGTTGAACGTTGGATCAACGACGTTCGTCTACGACTTCACCACGAAGCAATGGTTCGAGTGGGTATTCAACCCGTCGTACACGTTGCCGTTCAAGTTCGGGGGTTATGCCACCACGTTCCAACCGGGGGGGTATTATGTCCTCGGGGCGACTGATGGGACGGTCTACAAGGTAAGCACGCAGTATTACACGGACAACGGCATAGCGTTCCAGGTGAACATCCAGACGATCAAGGTGGATGCGGGGAACAACCGGACGAAGTTTTGGGGACAGTTTGAAGTTATCGGTGATCGGAATGTAGGACAGCCCACGATCTATTATTCGGATGACGACTACAACACCTTCAGTTCGGGGCGCACGGTGAACATGAACACATCGCGTCCGGTGTTGTATCGCAACGGGTCTAGCCGGCGACGGTCGATTACCTATGTTCAGACGGATGCCAATCCGATGCGGCTGGAAGCCTTTGAAATGACTTACGAGCAAGGCAACTGATGGACTCTGCTCAGTACACTCAGCAGATAATGGACTTGGCGAAAGGGGTTGATCCGACCTCGCTCGGGCCGAATTGGCTGCGTTTCATCGGTGGCGGATCGTCAACTGATCCGATGCAGAACGTCGCCAATGAGCTTGCCATTGCGAGGAAATACGATCCCAATGCCAGCGTGACTTCGACTGCGCGGCCTGCAACCTATGGCTCAGAGGGACAGGTAACGCAGCAAGAGGGGTTCGATGCCTCTGTCCAGTATGACAAGTCCAAGGTGCCGCAGATAGGCGGGAGCAAGTTCACCGACGCGCAGAGGCAATACCTGATGCCCCTGAGTGGACTGAAAGGATCGGGAGCGGGAGCGGTAAGCCTCTACAATCCGAAGTTTGTCTACAACGATCCCAATTATGGGCCGATCACAAGCATCCAGAATCTCAATCAGAGCAAACAGGGTTCGCCGGTTATGAACAGGATGTCGCAGATCATGCCGGTAGTCGTCAAAGCATTACTAGCGGGCGCCTTTGGTGCTGCGCTTGGCCCTGTGATCGGACAATTGTTTTTCTCTGGTGCGACCAATGCTGCACAAACCGGCTCGCCGTTAAAGAGACCAGGAGGTTAACGTGGCTGATCCTGCAACGAATCCCATTACCGGCGTTCCGGGGACGGCTGGCAGCGACCCTCTTGCGCTCTTTGCGACGCAGATATACGACCTGTTCCGTGGAGCGGGTGGGACGGACATCAATCAGAGCAAGGCGGCTGCGGCTGCGGCTGATCCTTTCTCGACGCAGCGTCCTCAGTATCAACAGATGCTCCAAGGATTGCTGACGGACCCTACGTCCTTCAAGGCCGATCCGGGGTATCAGTTTGCGCTCGGACAGGGACAGGAAGCGGGACTGCGCTCGGCCAACAAGATATATGGGACGCAGAGGGCGGGGGCTATCCCAATCGAATTGGCGAAGTACACAGAGGGCTATGCTGCTCAGAATTACGACAATCGCATCAATCAACTCTTGACGCTTTCCGGAGCCAATACGGGCTCTCCGGGGACGGCGGGGCTGATACTTGCCAGTGGGTACAATCAACAGAGAGCGGACCTTTCCGGCGGCGCGCAGGGGCTTAGTACGCTCGCGCAGGCGCTTGGTCCGTTATTGAAAAGTATGGGCTTGGACCCGACGAAATTATTCGGGCCAGATATGGGTAGCTCGGCTGTTGATCCCATAACCGGACAGGTTACTTACGGAGCCGGATCGAATGCCAGTACCGGCATGGGGGATCAAGGGGGGTGGCCTGGAGATACTACCGGAACAGATTTCACTGGCGTAACTGGCGCATCTTCCATTGGGCAGGATATGGGGAATTGGTTTGCACAGTCTCCCGACATAGGAAGTGCTACGGATTGGTCGTCAGTCATTGGCGATATTTTTGCGCCGGGATAAGGAGCGACCATGCCTAGCACCTCACAATACCTGATGGATATGCTCGGTCAGCAGGCACAGATTGCTGATACGCAGCAGCAGACCAATCAGCGGATTCAGGACATCATTCTGAGCAAGAAGAAGGTTGAGGCATCTGACCAGTTGAATGCAGTCATGGGAAAGTTTGCCCAACAACAAGAAGCACAGCAAGCATCTCCTTCACAAGATCAAGCAAGCATTCTCAAGAGCAATTACGATTTTACAATGCAGGAGTCGAGGCGCTATTTGCAATTGTCCCAAGAATTGGGAACCAAGCCCGCCTTGTCCAAAGAGGCGGAATATGCACGCAGGGAGTCGCATCGGCTTGCTTCCGAAGCTGCCGGTATGCAGAAGGAGATGCTGCAACAGGAAAAGTACGATACCGATCACATTGGAGCTATAGCCGCCGCTGTTACCGATCAAGTATCTTTGGATGCTGCGCTTCCGGAGATCAAGAAAAAGATTCCTACTTGGGGATTCCAAGGGAAATTTGATCGTGATCCCGAAACCGGGAAGGTTATTTTTGGAGATGACACCAAGAAGCAGTTGGGATTTTTGGCTCGCAAGAGTGAGTCAGCCTGGAAACAGGCTGATCTGAACATTAAGCTCTCAGGATTTGCCGAGAGACAAGCATTGGATGCGAAGAAGTCAGAGCTTCTTCAAGATCAGATTACCCTTCTGAACCAGAAAATCGCGCATGGACAATCGGCGGTTACGCCTAAAGAAACTC